AAGTCATTACCCAGTTGGGCAAGCTCTTCCATAATCATGTATTGCCGATCGCCGACGTTCTGCAACCGCATCGCGATACGCATGCCGCCCCGGAATGGGATGGTCCGAGCATAATCGGTCGCGCTGAAATTGATGTTGGCGGCGTTAAGCTTGATGTTCGAACCTGATGCCTCGACATTGCCGAGCGTTATCAACCGCGTGTTGCTGGTGGCAAAATCGGATGGTGTGCCTAGACCGCGGGCGAACTCCCAAAGAACCGACGCTTGGCTTAGTTGTGCGGCGATCTTGCTGTGGTGAACTCGATTTGGTTGCTCTGTGTAGACACCAAGTCGAAGGAACCGCCCCTCATACTGCTCGTCAATCTCACCTGTGAACTCTAGCGTGCCGTTGACATAACAGTCGATCCGTTTGCCATCGAATGCGATTGCACAAGTGCCAGCCGTTGCGCCGACATCGATGTAGCTATTGAACCCTTCTACGGCAGCGCCGCTCTTGAAAAACATTACCCGGTCACTGGTATCGTCAAGACGAATGCCGGCGATCATGTCCGCTTCAACCTGGTTGGTCCCGTCATACACCTTGGTGTCGTCGTAGAAGCCAATGCGGGTGCGCTGGCTATCGCCCGCTGTGTAATCAAAATTCATGAAAAGAATGCCAGATCGGCATCGTGACTGCGCGAGGGCGATGCCCACGTTACCAAAATTGCCGCCTGTGCGCTCATAGCTGTTGCTGGTGATCGTGGCGGTTTCACCAATGTTTTCCATGATAGCGCCCCAGCCGCCATCGCTGTCGACGCCTAGACCTTCGGCTGTAATCTGCCCGCCACCGGCGCCATTGAGAGTGCCGTCAGAGCTAACGGTTATGAGGCTGTTGTCGACGCCCTCTGTACCAACCAACCCGGCAAGGTTTGTCGGAATGCTCAAGACGTTATTTCCCCATGTGGCGCCGAGCGTAGCGTCAAGATCCCCGAGATAGCCCAGCCCGCCAATGGTTACTTGGCCACCGCCAGCGCCAACCAGCGTACCGTCCGCTCCGATGGTGACCTGCACATTGAGAATATCTGGCTCGCTGACCACACCTCCGGTGCCTTGCAGATTGTCGCCAATGGTAGCGCCATCAGTCGCACCTGGCTCAATCTCTGATACACGCGGCAAGCGAGCCTCACAGAACGTGCCGCCTGCTAGGTCGACAAGATCAATGCCGAACTCCATGTTACTGTGAGCGCCGATCGGGACAGTGAACGGGTATGTGAATTCCTGCCACTGACCCGCCGTATCCAAGCCCGCCCCGCCCGGATCATAGAGATTTACTGGCGAGCCGTTGACAGAGCCGCGCGGGCGCACTCTGATCCGCGGCCTTTCACCATCACTGCGAAGCTCTATCGAGCATTGATAGGTCTTGCCCGGCACGATTGGTACATTGTTCTCGTCGCCACTGGCACCAGATGTGTCTGTGATGAAGTTCGTCGCTCCGGTGTTGAGGCGGATGTAATTGATGTCCTCATCGGTAAACAGTGTGGGGCTGTTCGACGTGCGAAGAATATCCTCTGTGAAGCGATGGTCCGCGACTAGGTTTTCCGATCCGCGGGCGCCCGGGTCGATGGTAATGAGCTTCGGGTCGTTCGCAGTAATGTCAGCACCGATCTCGGTGCGAGACAAGATGATCGCGGCAACATCAACTTCGGCGGTTGTGCCAACCTTTTGGAGATAGGGCCGGATGATCGCAGTGCGTTTTCCGTCCGTTGTGAATTCATCAACCTCAAGATGGCCGGTGTGCCATTCCCATGCGTCGTAGGTGAGCGTCGCGTAACCGCTAACCTCGACGCCTCCATAATCGCCGTCATTGGCGAACAGAGAAAAGCCCATGCGGATTTGCGCAGACGATGCGGTGTCCGTGTTCTTTCGCGCCAAGAAAGCGAAATATATTTTCTGCCCGGCCGTGGCAGCTATCAACCTACCGTCGAAACTCGCGACACCGCTGCTGGCGCCTTGCCCGAAGGTCAGCGTCCCGTTTCCAGCTTGAGCAAAACGAATGCCCCGCGCGGCTGGATCATCGGTTGTCAGGTTGACGACAGAGACGTTGGCATCCAAAACGCCAAACATCGACGTGTCCGGGTCCCTGAACTCACCGTTCTGGATTAGGTTGTCGCCAGCAGTTGCATCCAACTCGCCGACATACCCAAGCCCAACAATGGTGACCTGTCCGCCGCCAGCACCGGCAAGCGTTCCGTCGGCGCCTATTGTGACGTTGACGTTCCCGATGTCGCTGTCAGTGAGTATCTGGTCGCCAGCGTCGGTGAGGTTGACGCCGGTCTGCGCACCAGCCGTTGCGCCCTCTTCTACACCGATGTCAGCGGCAGTCACAGGAGGGGTGAGGTTCTGCCAGTGGGTGTTTGACGTGGTCGGCCACGTAGGCGGCGCATTGCCCTCATCCGGTGTCGCGTTGATGTAGAGCCACGATGACTTGTCTGCCGACCAAACGACATTGCCTTGCCGGTAGACCACCAGGTTGTCGTATAGGCCGCGGTCGATGATGTCGTCTTCGTACAACACTTCATCGAAGGCCAGTGTCGACGCAGGCTTCGCCACCTTTGCTGCAATGCGCCAAGGCAGGCCGCCGCGAGTACCCGTCTCCCAATCCGTGACGCGCGGCAACGTGTTCCCGTCGCGATTGAGAGTAAGAACGGATGCGCTCTCAACTGCACGAGTGATAGAAACCAATCCATCAAAACGGATCAGGGGTGTCGCGTTCGCACTGGCTGCAAGGCTTTCGATGAGATCCTGCGCGGGTCGCTGGCTCGCTGTCCAATACCGCACCTGCCTATCCACAGCCGCGTCCAGAGCGGTGAAGGCCGAAGCATCGATGTCGCCGGCCGAAACGCCCAAATGCGTCGTCAGCACGCGCTGTATGATAGCGCCGATGCGATCTGACCCAAAGGTCGCGTTGACAGTAATCGGATATTCAGGCGGCGCGCCAAGGCCAATCAAGCCTTCTGCAACACATGTCGCCCAGCGACCGGGCGCCACGTCGCCTGCATCAATCGCCCCGGCCAAAGCATTGTAGTCAGCATAGTCCGCTACCGCAGCACCGCGATCGGCCAAGCCCTCCATCAACTTATCGATCGAGACTGTGTTACCATAGCCATCGATCATCCCGATCCAGCGTCCGGTATCGAACCACACGGGCGGGATGTTCTCGCACGGCCCAAAGCCAGCCGGCTTCAATGTTCCGCGAACCTCTGGCTCACCGCCAGAACCGTTGTCGCCATTGAATTCTGCTGTGAGAAGGTTACCCTCGAGGAATTCGATCGATACCGTGGCGGTGATTGAAAGGATCCCGCGCTCTAAATCTATCCGGCGATCTGAAACGCGGCCTTTGAAGGCTGGTGTCGACGACAGTGATAGATTTGTTGGCAGGAACACCTCCACAGGCGCGCCCATCCACTTCACGCTGGCGCTGTAAACGCTGCGACCATCCTCATCGGTAAGGCCGTTCAGGTCCAACGCGAAGCGGCATGTGCCAGCCTGCACCCGTCCATTGAGATCAGGACTCATCAACTCGAGCGACATGATCGGGCGCGTCGAGATGTTCGGATGCCAGTTCTTTCCGTCCAAACCAAGGGCGGCTGGCGATGCGGCGCTACCGACGTAGACGAACTTGCGCTCTGCCGTCGGTGTCCGGAAGGCTTCGATGCTGATGAGTACCGGTGTCATGGCACGTTCTTACACCAGATTGAGTGTAGAGCCATAGTCTAGGCGGCCGCCGCCACCGAAGCCCGGAAGAATACCGAGCGAGCTATTGGGCAGCAGAGAACCGCTGCCCGTGCCACCGAGCGAAGCGAGGATGTCAGCAAGCAGTCCAGATAGAACGCCGGTCTGGTCATTTATCGCGTCGTTGTTCGCACCGAGAAGGGCTGCAACCTGGGCGTCTGTCTCAAATGGTGACGCAGGAAGGTCGTCGACACCGGTTACGGCGCCGGCAGAACCGTCTCGTGCTTGCTCGAGCAACTGGATCACATCGTTGTAATCCTCAAAGAAGCCTGCGCCCGCGCCATTGAGCGCCCGGCTCGCATCTTGGAAGTTGCGGGCTGCCACCAGTAGCTCGTTGACATCATAGTCCTCACCGTTGGCAATCGCCTCTCGGAATTCATCGAGTTGCGACGAGGCATTGTTGAAGGTGTCGCGGCGATTAAGTGGTGACGAGCTACCGCCAGTGATCTCATCAAGGTACGATTGGATCACGTCGACAGTCTGGTTTGTGGCTTCTTCGATAGCCCGGGCGCGCTCAAGGTCATAAAGCTCTTGCGCTTCCGCGAACTGGGCAGCGGTGGCGCCGCCTTCCTTCAGGTAGCCAATGAGCCGTTCGAACTCTTCGTTAAGCTGCTGCACGGCAAAGCGGGCCGGATCTTGGATCTCGAGCAGTCGATCAGGGATCGCCTCGATCGCGAATGCTTTCGTCAACGCGGTTTCCAGATCGCCGCCTGCACGAAGGATGTTCTGTGACGCTTGGCTGATGCCAGTGATGACGCCATCCGTTATGAGATCGCGAACCGCAAAGGCAATCGCTGCTTCTTCATCATCACCAAAGTCGACAGCACCGCGGCTGGTTTTGGTATTTCCTCGCCCTGTGGGGTCAACACGGAAGTCATTCTTGCGCGTGCCGATCGAAACCGAACCGCGGCTGGCGTCGACAGTGGCACCCAGCCGTTCGGCAATTTGATTGACCCTCTCGATGACTGTACCAGCCAGAGAGTTGGAACTATCCCTGCGGGCGCTTTTGCCGCTGAAGCCGGTAAGGCCAAGCTCACCGCCTACGCCGCCAATGCTCGATGATCCACGCGGAGTGCCGCCAAACAAGCCGCCAAGAAGGCCGCCAACAGCGCCGCCGATGAAACCGCCACCGGGGATCGGAAGGAATGAACCGATGGCGCCGCCGATTGCAGAGCCGGTGCTGCTGCTAGGCAAGCCGATCAGATCCAGAACGCCGCCAGCAAGTTGGCCCTGCGCTGCGCCTTGAAGAGCGCCGCCGACAGCGCCCCCAATGCCTTCGAAGAAAGTTCCCGACTTGAATATGCTATCGAGGCCCGCGCCGACTTCCTCAAATACAGAGTTGAATGCTTCTTGCGCCGAAGGTGGGCGGTCACTGCGCCGGTCACCTGTGACGACGATTTCGTTATCGCCCGATGACGTGCCTTCCTGAAGACCTTGAACTGAACTCAATGCGCCGGATGACTTGATCGCGCTGGCGGCAATCGCAAAGATGCTTCCGCCAGTCACCGCGCTGGTGATCGCGCTAACTGCCCGCGTTACCTCGTTAAGTTCGTCTGTGGTCTGGTCGCCAGAAACGATGCCTTGCGCACCAACAGCGATCGGATCTGCAATTGTACCGCTGGCGATCCGTTGAGCCGCGTCAGTGATGGAGACGGCAGCGCGGTCGGTAGCAGTCGCTAGACGCGTTGCTCCATCAGCCGCCTCGCCATGGCTGTCCGCAGCGTCTTCCGCCTGCTGTCGCAAGATCTCGGTGGCGCGCTCAACGCCGTTCTTCCCGTCGACAAGTTCGCGCAGCTTCGCATCTGCGCCAGCAAACAACCGCTCGGTCAACTGACGCGCCTGAATGCGCGCCGCGTTGTCGATCAGATTGTTGGCAAAGTTCTTGATCGCATCAGCCGGATTGCGCCGGAAGTTGACGATCAGGTCTTCGGTTTCCTGACGGGCGTTCTGCGCAACGTCGAGGATCTGACCCATAACACGCTCGCGCTGGGCAAGCTGGTCGTTGATTTCCTCCTGATAGCGCCGCTCTTCAATGAGTTGGGCAAGCTCGTCGTTGGTGACTTCGCCAATGCGCTCTTGGATCTGTAGGGCTTGCTCGAGAGCGTCGGCCTCAAGAGCATAACCGTCAGCACGCAACGTCAGTAGCTCGGTGCGCTGCTGCTCTTCTTCTATGGCCGCGCGAATCGGCTCACGTAGACCGTAGAAAATGCGTTCACGGTCAGCATCCGCCATGGCTTGGGTGTAAATTCCCTCGCCAAGCGGATTGTCTTCGGTGATGGCAGCAAGGCCATTCATCGTTTGGCCGACAACCTGGTCAAGCTCACGCGCATCGCGCAGCGCTCGATCTAGGGCGCTGGACTGTTCATCATACTTGGCGAGAGTGTCGGCGCGGCGGTCTGTCAGGCGTTCGACGCGTTCCAGCCGGCGCTCTTCTTCGCGTCGACGCTGCTCATCAATGTCCGCTTGCGAACGCCCCTTGCGGCCGCTGGATGGAGATGCGGTTGGCGTGGGTGTAGGAGACGTGAATTCGACGTCTTCCCCTGTGAAGTTGCCAAATGCGCGGCGGCGGTCTTCCTCCGTGCCTTGGCCTTGAAGAAGCGCGGTGGCAGCCCGCGCTTGTTCCGCCTCACGGGCTGACCCTTGGGAAAGCGCCAGCAACTCAATTGCACGGTCGGCGGTGCGTTGGCTGCGCTCATCCAATCCATCAAGCGCACGAAGCTGACGGGTAATGGCGGCGGATGTCGTCTGGCTGTTGTCGTTCGAAAGCGAACCGAGAATTGCGCGGACCCGAGGATCAACAAGTGTCTCACTGACATTGCCAATGCCAGCATACCCACCGAATCCACCTTCATCGCGCCCGTCGACAAGCCCTTGCGCACGTCGACGAAGGCGGCGGCGATCAGCAAGCGCATCTTCGCGGTTGGTACGCTGCTTGAGGATCTGGTTTTCGATGAGCGCAGCGTTTTGCTCCCGAAGCACGCCCGTGGTTTGGTCGATGAACTTGGTGAGTTCCGCTTCGGCCACGGCCATCCGGTCACTAGCTTCAGCCGCGCGGTCCTTGCGGAACGCCAACTGGATCAACAGCGGGATCAGGATCGCTATGGCAATGCCAAGCGGGTTGATCTGCGCAAGAAGGTTCCGGGCGGCACCAGCGAACGAGAACGACGCCGCCTGTGCCCGGCTGGTGGCGGTGCGGTAGCGACGACTGTGGGTCGTTAGGATGCCCATCTGCGTCGACAACTGGCCGCCAACTGTGCGCAGCCGGTTCTTGGATGCAGAGAGGTTATCCTGCGCCACGCGAACACGGTCAAGAGCGACGCGGTACTGGCGAACCTCGCCCGGGTTGCCCGCAACAAAGCCTTGGCCCGGTGTCACCCGATTGCGAAGCTCCCGGGCAGTCTTGAGCGATGCCTGTAGGAATTGGCGCTCCTGCTGGATGCGTGACGCCAGCGCGGTTCGTTCAGAACGATATTGCTGGATTGCCTGCGCGCTGTTGCGACGTTGCTGCTGCGAAGCTTGTTGCTGCGCGATCGCAACTTTGCGTACCTCGGCGCGCTGGGCAATGAGTTGGCTGGTCGTGCGGGAGATGTTCGTGGCGGCAACGGCCGCACGGTAGCTCCCCCATGCGATACCGGCATTGAGAAGCCCGGTTGCAATGAAGTTCAGGTTCTCGGCAAGCCCGTTGACAACCGTTGCAAACGCGGTGGTCACCCCGGTGGCTTCGTTGCTCTCGCTGATGTAAGCGGTGAAGGCGTTAGACAGGGCCGTTGTCGACGTGGTGATCGTCGGCGGAAGTCGAGAAAGTTCTTCGTCGATCCTATCGCTTTGGCTGATGAGTGCGTCGGCGATGACCCGCGGGGTAAGCTCGCCTTCAGCGCCAAGCTCTTTCAGCTTTGCCAGAGGGACATCAAGGCCGTCAGCGATGGCTTTTGCCAGCCGCAGCGTGTTCTCACGCACAGACCGCAATTCGTCGCCTTGAAGCTCTTGTGAGCCGATGCCTTGCGCGAACTGGAATAGACCAGCCTCTTGGCTCGTTGCTGTGCCGCCTGACAGGCGTGCTGCTTTGGACGCAATCTCGGTTAGCTGCGTGATCTCATTGATCTGCAAGCCTGCGTCGCGGCCAGCTAGTGTCAGTCGAGAGTAGAGGTCGACGACAGGACGGATTGAAACCTTAGCCTGATCCGCAATCCGGATGCTCTCGCGCCACGCCATGTTGACGTCTTGCTGGCTCTCAAACAGCGGACGAAGCTGTGACTTCAGATCTTCGGCTGTCGACGCCATCCGGCCAAACGCAGCAATACCGGCACCAGCGCCAATGAATCCGAGTTGGATTCCTGAAAGCTGCCCTACGGCATTGCCGATCGCGCTGATACGGCCAGCGATTGGCCCAAGTGGACCCTGCGCGACGTTGGCGGCAATCGACGCTGAACGAAGCGCACGCTCGAGACGGTTGACTTCACGCGTGGCGCGGCGAGTCGTTCCCACTTGACGGGCGCCGACAGCGTTGGACCGGGCGGTTGCAACCGCGTTGGCCGCCTGTGCCGCGGTAGTGCGCTGAATTGCTTGTGCTTGGGCGCGCTGGGCTGCCGCCATTGCCTGAACTGAACCGGGTGATGTTCGACCGCCAACCTGCCCACGTGACTGTGCTGTAGCGCTCTGTGAGATGCGCGCGATGCGAGTGAGCGAATCCTTCGCCTGCCGCTCCATCTGCGCCAGGTTCTTTCGGTTGTCCTGTCCCGGCTTTATGTTGACGTAAGTCGTAAATTCGCGCGATCGATTGACCATCAGGTGCTCCCTAAAGGCCGGTCGTAATCGGTGGTCACGGTTGACTTACCCGATAATTAGCTCGTGCGGTAGCCTCTAAGGATGCGAAGCATGTATGTCGGCACCCGATTTGCCTCACCCTGCATGATCGTTCGTTGATCGAACCGCTTGGCGCGGCGGGTTACCTTGATTAGCCAGAAGATGACTACCGGGCGCTTAGGCACGACTCGAGTCCTCGTCCTGCCTGATTTTGGCAGCACCTTGGCGCGACCGGTCTTTGGGGACAGGCTGACGTTTTCCACGAAAAGCATGGCCAGATTGCCGCGCACTTGGCGGAAACGCAGCTTGCCGACACGCTGGTTCATGCCCGCTTGCGCCCACAGCTTTGGGGTTAGGCGTCGACGGCGGCCGCCTACGCTTACCAACTTCTGCGCTGCATCTGTCGGCACGGCCAACCACGATCCGTTGCGCGGCCTGATGATTGCCCCTTGGGTGTACGCTTGCAGCGCTTGACCGCCCCGGCTCTCGTCGCCGCCACGGGCGAATATCACGCCAAAAGGGTTGTCCTGAAGGTTTCGCCGGCGCTTCGTCTGTGACGACGCCTGACCGACGGCGTTGGACAGCTTCTTGAGGCCAACGGAGCGCATCTTGGCCTGTGTACGGCGTTGCCCACGCTTTGATGCCAGATGCGTCGCAGAGACGCCTGCACGATGCTGTTCGCGCTCTAACCGCTGCACCTCACGGCGCAGACCCCGTTCGATGTTGGGTATCTTTGCCGTGAAGGTAACAGAGGTCATTCAGCATTCTCGCGATAATACTCGTCGATGATGTTGAAAGCTTGGATCAACCGGACTGGTTCGGTGACGTGGCTTCCGCTGGCGTATCGACGGGTTGAGAGGTCGCCCCATCCGAGGCTGAAGTAGAGGCCGACGATTCGTCGGTGGTCTTCTCGGATGTGCTGTCGGGGGTTGGTCCAGTAGGTGATGTTGTCGAATTCCCACCGCTGGAATCCGAGCCTTCGATCTGTTTCGGCGAACCATTCAGGTCGGACTCGGTATCGAGCGGCGAGTCGGAGTTTCCCCGCTCTCGCCCGCTGACAACAGTTAGCTCAATGCAGTGCTGTTCGATCTCGGCCACCGCCTGTCGACCGATCTCTTGCATGAGGGCTTGATAGGATTCCGCCGTCACGATGCCGTCCTTGCGCTCGCACTGCGCTTTCACGCCATCCCAGTCTTGGATCATAATACGAGCGGTCCCGCGTAGCTGACGCTTGGCATAGCTCATCTTTTCGACAGTCAGGTCGCGGACACGTTGCGACTTCTCGCGCATTTCATCCATGAAGATAAGGGCTTGCGAGCGGCGCTTACGGCCCATCGTGTGGGCGGGCAGAGGGTCCTGCGGAAGATCCGCTTCCGGCATGCCGTTCTTGATGTCGAGCAAGCGCTGGTCTTCCTGCGCCTGCCAGATGTTCACAGCGTCGCCATGCACTTGGTCGGCCAGCCACATTTCTTCGACCATGTTGGCGTATTCTTCAGCCTGCGCGTCATCGTCTACGACGTTGAAAATCTCACGGATAAGCTGCGCGCGGAAGCTTTCGTCCGTGATCGGCGTGATGTTGTGGCGGAAAAGCTCTATCCCGATGTCTTCTTGCTCCATGAGCGAAGGCTGGGGAATAAGAAGAACGACGCCCTCAAAGGACGCAGGTGAGAAGGGGCGCGGCTTGGCGCTAAATACGAAAGGTTGCATTGTTCACTCCGGATCGGTGGTTGGTTCAGCGACCGCACACCGATCCGAAAGCGAAGCGAATCACCACCAGATGGCGAGGGTCGAAGACTTGTCTACGCCCTGAAACGCACCATTACCAGTGAGGTTGACGAAACCGTTGCGGTCGCCCGGGTTGTTCAGTGGGTTGAGTACCACTTCACGCTCGAGGAAGCCGAACCGGTTCCCCGCACTCTGGCCCCACGTCGACATCACAGACATCGTGCTTTGGCCGTTCACGCGGGTTTCGATGTTGAAGTCAGTCACCGCCATCTGGTTCAGGTCGAAATCAAGCGTCCGTGTGGTCGACATGATTTCGTACTGGTCCTGACCTTCTTCAGCGTGGCTGTTCGATGCACCAGCAACGTCGCCGCCCATTTGGAAGCGCGAGGACTGGTGACCAAGGGCCACACGGTCAAGGCTGAACTTGCCGTTCTTGTAGGGCGGAATGGACCCGAGAAGCGACGTCGGCAGCGAAGGCGTGGTATCGTCAGCGACATCTTCAACCAGACCCTTCATCTGGAAATCCATCGAGGGGAACACTTGGTTCTGCTCGTTGGAAACCGGGCGGTCGAAGGTAAGCTGGTTGATGCGCACGTCCTTATAGTCGTAGCGCTTCTTGTCCTTCCACACCGATACCGACAGCAAGGGCGGATCAGTCGTCAGCGTACCAAGCTGATAGACCACACAAGGCGGGATTGTGACTGTCGACGCGTCACCAGGCGTGCTGCCAAGCGTTTCGGCCAGAGATGCCGTCTTGGATGCGCCGGTATAGGCGTCGACAAGGGACGTTCCCTTGATCGCACCAGTGCCGATGTCAGCATGTTGGACCGGGAAACCGATATAGAAATCGTCCGTGCCCACAGCAGTTGCGCCCAGCACAAGCGCTGTCGCCGTCATACCAGTACCGCCAGCTTCAGAGATAGCCGTGGCGTTGATAACTTCGGCATAGCCAGCCGCTTGAAGCACGCGCCCAGGCACCCATTCACCGGAAGCGAACGGTGATGCACCGCCCGGCCCACGCACTGGCATCGACGCCTGAATGGCACCAGTCTTACCTAGGTAGATCCGTGCAGGCGTGTGGACAGAGCCAGTTGCCGTCGGATCTTCGGTTTGAATGATCTCTTCGTTGTTCTGCGGCGGCGCCACAGCAATGAGATCAGCGGCGCTAGGTGCGGTGAACACACCAGCCACACCTTGGATGGCGATTGCCATCGCGGTGATGCGAGATTTATGGTTCCAAGCCATCGCTCAATTACTCCGTTTCTTCCGAGCCGGCCTTGCCGTCACCCGATGATGTGGTTGAAGTTGAGGGACTCGAGTCGCCCTTGGTGGACGCCTTTGATCCCGACGTCGAACTCGTTGTCGACGAAGTGGTGGTTTCAGGCTTGGTGGCGGGGTCAGATGCGGGCGCCTCACCTTCGCCGGCACCGCGCTCTTTAGCCGATTTCGGCACGATGCGCTGTTCGGTAACGCCGGTGCGCTCGTCTGTCACCTCGATACGCTTTGTGTCAGGCGAGAGGCCAGGTGCAAGGCGGTCGGTGCCAGTCTGATTGGCCTTGTCGACCGCATCGCCGCGCTTATCTGGTGACGCCTTTGCGGCTTCAGCCAGTTCAGCCACAGTGTAACTGCCGGGAGGCAGCGTCATCGCAGCATTAGCATCCTTGCCTTCAGCATCGGCCTCGGGCGCTTTAATCGTTAGTTTGTCCATCACACGTTCCCCGTTACTGGAAGCAATTCGAGCAAATTGTCGTAGCGCGTCCTGTATAGCACAACCACGCTAATTACCAATCGTCCTTTGTCCGGTGTCGAATCCTCGTCCGGATCAATGTCGCTTGGCAGAATATCGTCGACAACCTGCCGCATGGGCGCCGCCTCGTCCGGGTTGACCAACACGTTGGCACAGTAGCGAGCCATAGCAAGAAGGTCATCAAACCCGGTGACATCGATGTCGTCAGTCGGCGCGGCGGTTTCATCATCGGGTTCGGGCGAAAGCTCGAGATCCACGATGATGTCCAGAGTTGCCACCCAAGGCACCTCCGAATGCGTAAACATGTCGCCCGCTTCCTCGCGCACCGCGGCGTCGACAAAGCGTACCGCGACGCCTTCTTCGGTCTTGCGGACATGGCGGTGACGGGCGTGGCGGATTTTGAGATCTGGCATCGAGAAGTCAGTCTTGAGATCTGACGCTTCGATCGCGTTGCGAGCGGCCACTAGGATAGTTGTTTCGGGAGCTACAGGCTTAGGCATCAGGCCACCTTCATCAAATCAAAGATCCAGTAGCGATCATCCTCATCGGGCTGATCTGGACCGGGTTTGAATGTGCCTTCACCAAGGCGCGCTGCCTTTATGCGATGCGATGCCTCAATTGTCGACACCAGATACTTCCCAATCTTCAGGCGGGGGCGAGAACCAAGGTTCCCGTCGATCCCGTCCATGCGGAGGTCTTCTGTTTCGATTATCACGAATGCCTTGAGCCGCGTGAAGCTTGATCCATCACAGGCATAATAGACCACATCGCCGAGTTCATCGTCGACAACAGTGTCCATTGTAGCGGCGTTTTCAGCCCATCCCATGACTTTCTCCTATGCAAAGGGCCGCCCGATCTCTCGAGCGGCCCTCCCAAGGCTTCGGCTCCCCTAAGCCGAACACTTACGTGACGGGCGCAGCTTCCGGATCGACAGTTGGCGAGGCGCCACCATCGTCGGTGCTGGTCGTCGCAGCCGGTGCAGCATCGGCGGCGTTGGCAGACTGCTCGGTTTCCGATGCTGGCGTTGCAGCAGCACCTTCCTCGGCGGCAGCAGGACCTTGGTCGCCCCCGCTGTTGGTGTTGGCCTCTGCATTGCCACCACCGTTGTCGCCGCCACCTGTCTCGGCGCCATCACCAGACCCGTCGGACTGGCCTTCTTCGACGACGTCCTCGTCAGCACTGGCAGGGCTGACAGCACGAATGCGAGCTTCGATCGCCTGAACCGCACTGTCGCGGTTCTTGCCACTTTGCTCTGCCTTCAGCATGTCGCCAAGGACCGTAAGGTCGCTTGTCTCACGCAGGGTGTTTCGCAACTCGCGAACACCCACGGCTTCAACGCCGTTGGCAACACGAGAACCTGCCGGCTGTGCCGTCAGGTGCGCTGATGCCGCTGCTTTGGAAATCACAGGCGGCGTGGCGTCTTCGCCACCCTCTGTGTCATCCGAACCAGCGTTGGCGTTCTTCAGCACTTCTGCCAAACGACGGCCAGGGTCGGGCGCATCGCCTGTCATCAAGACGACATAGGCGGCGAAATCTTCTGCGCTGGCTTCGCCAACGTCTTCGCCCAAACCCTTGCGGATCACCTTGTCGGCGTCGTCTTTGGTGAACACACCAAAGCGATACCGCTCGTCTTCATTTTCAGGCTCAAAGCGCACCATGCCCGTCGAAAGGCCGATCGTGCCCATGGCAATAGCTTTGACTAAACGATAGGTCATAGATCGTTACCTCTCTTCAGGTGTTTCAGTTAGCCCGTGCGCAGCCCTTTGAGCAGTGCTTGCGGGAAGATGCAAGCATACAGCGGGTAGCTGCGCAGGTGCATGTCGACGTGGTCAGCGATTGCTGGACGCATGTCAGGGACGATGTACGGATATTCCGCCCGGCCCTTCTGATTGACGTCAGCGTTCGTTTCGCCCGGTGACCAGTAGACGTTGAACACGTCCTTGGCGCCGACCGGGAAGAAGATCGCGTCGTTGGTGCCGACGTCGATGTCGCCAGCGGTGGTGCCTTCGTAGTGATGGAAGACGACGTTGCCGACTTCGACCGACGAATAAGTAGGCGTTTGCAGAAGCGGGTTCTGCGCGAGCGCGATATACCGTGCGGTTTCCTGCGCCTGCCAGCGAGCAACGATGTCGTTGTGCGCGATGAGCGAATACCAGAAGGTGTCGCCGACCAAGCAGTGGATCTTGACCTGCGGACCCCAACGGCCAGCATCCTTCAGGACGTCACGCATTGGATTGCGCACGTTCTGCTCGACAAAGGTGCCAAGCTGATTGTTCGCAATCGCCGAGAAGTCGAAGTTGATCGCCGACGGTTCGGCAATCCCGTATTCGGTGAAGAAGTCGACAAGCAGCGTAGTGCCGTCGGCATCATAGAGCTTGCCTTGCAGCGCGTTGAGGCGATGGAATTCCTTCGTTGCCTCAAGGTCGGTGCGAAGCTGCGCCATGCGCTCGACCGTGAGGTCTTGAGCATTTTGCAGGCGGATGCGTTCGGGCAGCGCGATGCTGGCAACCGATTGCAGTTCACCAGCGCGAACCGTGTCCATCTTGCCCAGCGGGATGGTGGACAGCGCACGGACCCGGCCCTGACGGCGGATCTGTTGCGCATCGGGCGCGCCGAGTTCACGCGAAGGAATTAGCTGGTATCCGCCATCCTTCTCGAAAAGCAGCACTTCGCGATCGGCGATCGGCTTTGGCTGGAAAATCCGCATCTGGCCCAAAGCCTGCGGGACGAAAGGCACTTTGTCGACAAGGCGCTGAAGGCTCGTCACCTTGAAGACATCGTTACCGAAGATGTCAATTACACGTTCCATGGGTCACTCCCCTTTGCGCTTGGCCCCCGCCCCGCGCGATGGTTAAAGATTAGTACCGGACGATAACTCGTTCGGCTTCTGCCTCCGCAACCATGGCATCGAGTTGAGCCTGGTTGAGCGCGTTCTCGTATTTGAGCGCGTTGCCGTTGACCGGCTGATCGCGCACAACACCAGTTGCACGTTGCGTCGACGTGGAATCGGGAACATCCTGATACAGAATGCAGCCGAAGGCGGCGGTCCCCGGTACGGTGTCAGCCGGATCGAGAGGGGCATACGTACCGGGCGTGGCGGTGATTTCACCAAGCACAGTACCAGCTTCGAGATCGCCGCTGTTAGCAGCAATCGTGATGTGTTCATTCGACTTGATCGGGTCGTTGACGCCGATGCAGAAGTGACCGGGGCCACGGTTGCCGAAAGTATGGGTGTTGATTACGCCGGCCATTGGCTGGTCACTCCCTTAATGTCCGACGCCGTTGTGCGATGCCGGGATTGTGATGTTACCAGCCGCGTTCGGCTGCACAGAGGCAGCAGGCGCGACCGGAGCGGTCAGACCGTTGGCTGTCGACACGCGATCAATGGAACTAGCCCAAGGATCTTTGTCGCCGCCTTCGGCACCTTCGTCGAGCGCGGCGGCAGGGTCAGTGCCATGGCCGAGATCGACATCGGTGTCTTCGATACCTGCATTGGTATCGGTTGTGGTGGATGTCTCGGCGGCTGGACCGCGAGACTTGAGTTCCGCAATGATCTTGTCAGCGGAAGCATCGGTGTTGGCGAGCATGAAGGACGCGTCGGCGTAATTCGCCTTGCCTTCTTCTGAACCAAGAACCGCGGCGGTGCGATCGCGTTCGGCCTTCTGGCCTTCCGTAACGCCTTCAGCGCGTTGTTCTTTGGCGAACGCTGCCGCGTCATTTGTCGACACGGCCTCGACTTCATCGCCTGCATCTTCGGACTCTTTGTCCTTGCCGGCGCCTTCGTCCTTTTCCTTGTCGGTGTTGCCAGAAGCTTCCGCTTCATCGCCGGCTGCTTCTTCAGACTCGCCGGCTGGCTCGGGACCAGCTTCAGCGTCTTCGGCAGCACTTTCAGGCTCTTGAGGATCAGCCGCCATCAATGCAGCGATGCTCGAGGCGCCCATCAGTTTCATCTTAGTAGCCATTCTTCTAGCCCTTCATCTTCAAGCGATATAACGCTCTAGTTCCAACCAAGCCTCTGGCTCGGAAAGCACGTCACTGACTAAGCCGGTGGCCAAGGCTTGCTGGCCTGTATAGACGCGTGCATTCGTTTCGTGAACACTTTTTTTGTCAATTCCCCTGTAAAGTGACACGCGCCCCGCAAAATAGTCGTCAGCTTCGTCGACAACGGCCTGCAAATCAGCAAGCGTTTGTTCGTCGATGCGCTCGAATTCGTTGGGCTTGTATTTTTCCGACTTCGACCGGATGATCGTTGCCTTAATTCCTTCGTTTTCAAGGTATTCGGCCATTTCAACATGTACGATCACGGCGCCAATCGAGCCGACACCGCCCAGCGCAGGGACGAAAACTTTGTCCGCAGATGACGCCAAAGCATAGGCTGCTGAATAAGCGTGATCCGCTGCACACGCCCAAATGGGTTTTCCACCCATTCGTTCACTGTTGGCGTAAATTGCATCGGCCAGATCGAACAGTCCGTCGACAGCACCACCACCACTGTTAATTTGGAGATAGATCGCTTTGACCTTGTCGTTCTCCATCGCGTGAACCAGTTGCGTCCAGATGCCGTCATAGCCGGTGGCCCCGGAATAAGGGCCAACGCCCCACTCCCGACGAAGGACGCCTTTGATTGGGATGATCGCGATGCCGCTTTCCGACAGTCTGTAGGGCGTCCAGTCACGCGATGTTTCGGCCATGCCCGGATGTGCAGCTTCAGCCTTCGTTTGACTGGCCTCCATCCGCCCCATGGCGGCGAGATCCTGCATGTCACGTTGCGTCAACGAATCGTAGTCATCGACGAGTGACTGAATGTTCATCTTGCCCGACATCACAGACAAAATCATTTGTGCGGTCGACGGATTGACGAGAAGCGGGGTGTTGAACAGTTGGTTCATCACGAACGGCAGGTGGACGCTAGGCATCAGGTGTTTCCTTCTTCGTTGACGACACCATCTCCATCACCGTCACGCTCGTTGCCCGACGACTTCTTCTTCGGCTGGTCCGTGTTATCTTCTGCGGCCGACGAGGCTTCCTCATCGTTCGCAGCTTCTTCCTCGATCTTGAACACCTCTGGCTCAAGCGTGAACTCAAGCTGCTCGGCGTCACGATGCTCTTCTGCGATCTCGGAGAAGATGTCCTCGACGTCGCGGCCACGCTCTGCGGCCAGGTGTGTGCGGCTTTCCAGCCGCTTCTCGAGCAAGATACCTTGTGCGCGGGCGTCTTTCTCTGGATCTACCTGCGGCATAGCCGGGCCAATCCACTTACACTTTGTCAACGCAACCCGATGCTCATCCCAGTTGTTGGCAATGCGTGTGGGCAGGGCTGTGCGGCCCTTCTTGATCGCTTCCTCGAGAACGGCTGTGTAAATGAGGTTGCAAACATGCTGGCCGTACCACCAGCGCATTTTCATAATGCCCATCCAGATGTCGAGAATAGCCATGCGGGCAGCCGAGAAATTGGCGTCCGACATGTTCTTCGACAGTTGCTCAAAGCTGACGCCAATCGACGAAGCGAACTGGCGCAACCAGCCGTTCCGGAACTGCGTTGGGTCATTGATAGCGCGATTGACGCCAGTCATGTTGATTTTATCGCCGGGAGGCAGAACCGGAATTCGTGCGCCGCCGACGCGCATCTTGGTGTCGTTGTAATAGTCCAGCTTGTTGCCAAACAGTGACCATGTGTCCTCGGCGCTTGCGCCGGCAGCCGGGGCCAGACTGTTGGCCACAGAGCGTGAAGTACCTTCGCTTTCGATATAGGTGGCAAGCGTCTGATTGATGGTCGCGCTGGCAAGGTAAGCGTCGTCAAACTTGTCGAGCATGTTTGACTGCTTGAGGATTGTCACCAGTGTTGACACACCGCGCATTTGGCCGGCGCGCGTCTTTACGAACCAGTGAAAACCGATTGGGCGGCCCGTCTTGCTTTCTCGCGGCACCATCTCATAGTCGAAGTCTGTCGCTGTGTGCGCAACATCCCCGGGATGCTTCTTGCGAACGTAAAGCCCGACCATGCGGCCATGCTTATCCGTGATCCGGCCCTCAACCACATTGGGGTTTGCGGCCTTTTCCAGTGGCGTGTCGATACGGTCAGGGTCAACCATTTCGACATAGGTTGCCCAGCGGTGGTTGAACGACTTGCGGCGCTTCTCATCGTAGTGGATGACACCAGCGACCTCTGCATCGGGACCAGTGAGGTTGCGCATTCCCAGCCAACTCATCCCGCCAAAGTCGTAATGCCCTTCTGCGTCTTGCAGCAAGCGCGAATCGTAGCCCCAGTCGTGGAACTGGCTTTCGAAGCTCTTGCGGATCTTTTGCTGCTCTTCCTTGTCAGTGATCCCGAGAGCGTCAAAGTCTGGCGTAGCACGAACCGACAAACGAGCGCCGGTGACCATGTCTGCCTTCTTGTCGATCGCACCGCGGATGTGTTCGCTGTACCGTTCAACGTGACGGGCTGCCTTGACGATGTGCGACCGTCCGTACTTCACTTCCTGTGTTGCCGACATAATCGGCGGCAGTTGCCAAAGCTGGCCCGAATGGCTTTCGAGGTTGCGATACAATGCCGACGCTACCGTCAACTCGCTCCCGGAAATTTGACCGGTGGTTATCTCTGGCATCAGCCGAACTCCACTGCAATTGCGCCGCCCGCGTCACCACCGATCGGCAAATTTCGTTCACGGGCTTCGTCGGCAAGCTCGCGAAGCTCCGCATTGATAAGCTTGATCTGTGACGGGGTGTATTCGATGCGGCGACCTTCGCCGGCAATCACTGCAACCTGGCCCATGGCGACCTTCTTCTTGGCCGCACGGTACTCGCCGATTTCGTCAATGATCTGCTGATCGCTCCAATCGTGATATGGCCGCATGTCCGTTCCTCTATTCGGCGTCGCGATTTACCTGACGAAGCCGGTCAAATACATTTTCTGGCGCGTTTACCACAGAACCAAGCCCGTGTCCCCGTGGTTTCGGCGCCGCCCACACTGGTAGCTCTCCCTCCCATAGCACGGGACGGTCAACCTTCAACGCTTCACGCGCAACTTCGCAGGCAATCCAGCCGTCCCATGTCTCGTTCCGCGCAGCGATTGCGACCCACTCACCGTTGGTGAAGCGCTCCGCTGTCAACTCCCGCCATAGCCGTGGGCTGGTTTGCGCCGGCAGGTGCATCCGACCCGGGCCGGGCGTTTCAATCTTCATCCGCTTCGCGATGAGCCGCTTGATCTCGTGGACATTGGGGAACCGCTCATAAACCTGCGTCGCAAGCTGCTTGCCCTTGTCGTCATAAAGGACAGGCTTCGATTTGCCGTATGCTTCCGCCTTCTTACTGGCGGCACCCTGCATCAGCATGATTTGGTATTGCTCAACAATTCGGCCCTCTGTGCGGGAGAGCATATTGGCGCACCATGTCCGGGCGTTGTTGGTCACACCGGGCTGGCCAGCGCTGTTGACGACGGTTTTAGCGATCGGCAGGAATAGCTCTTCCATGCCAGCCTCAAGACGTTGCGGATTTGATGCAAGCGGGTAGCTCGAGGCAATGACCGCTTCTTCTATCACATCCCAATCGAGAAGCCTGTTGCCCGGATCTATGTTGTCAAATGCACCGTGCTTACCGAAGGCTGGCCATTGCTTGATGGCGTAGCTGTCGATCAACCATGATTGCTTGTTCAGATCCCAGCCGACCACGCGAACCTCGAAACGATCGCCTTGAACGTCGACAAACGCTGTAAGGAACATGACGCCGGCCGGAACGGTCTTCATCTCGTAATGAGAAGCAAGGCGGCTGGACACAACTTTCCAGCTTTCCATCTGCTCTTCGGCCTTCGTGGCTTTCGGTGTTTCACCGAGCTTCTTCACCACAACCTCTTTGAAGTGGACCTCGTTGAGCGGGTTGGCATCCAAAGAAAGCTTGGCCGACGCCCAATCTCGAGCGGTTTCACGTAGCTTCACAAACGGCGCCATAAACGCGTGGATCACGAAGCCCATCTGCGTCGCGACTCGCGTTTCTCCGTCGACAGTTCCGTCGTCCTTCCACTCTTGGTGAGGCTGTAGCCAGCGACCAGCGTTCATCAATTCTATCCGCTCGTCCGGGCCGAATGTGGCTGTGCATCCTTCGTGCGGACATTCCAGCACCACGTTCTCGGCCACCATGTCTAGGAATTCGACGCGGTCCATGTCATCCGCCTTGCCCATCAACTTGGGCACATTCCAATAGATCCGCGGCTTGCCCCAGTCTTCGATCTCGGCGGCTGGTGATGAAACACCGCCACACTCGGGGCATCTGACGTGCCATAAGTGAAGCAGGCAATCCTTCAGCACCAGGTCAATGCCGCCATCCGGTCCAGCATCGGGGTGCGAACAAATGTAAGCCTTCGAATCGGTGCCGTATTCTTCCTGCCGCGACGTGATGAGCGTCATAATCGCATCACGAACCTTCTTGTCGTAAGCGTCGATTTCGTCGGCGACGATAACGGGGGCGGAACGGCCACGCAGAGCGCGGGCTGTAGCGTTCCGCCACAAGACCAGAGCGCGGCCGATCTTTTTACGGGTACGAGATTTGTTGCGGCTTTCTTTCCAGTCGATCTTCTCGGCGACCTTCTGGTGGATCATCAGCATTTCTTCGCCGCGTTCATCGATGTAATCGTTGACCGCGTCTTCGTCCTGCATCAGCCAAAGCGTGTCTTTGAGTGGGCCATAGGTCCAGTTGCGCAGCAGCATGTTCTCCGCGCTGACAGTCTTGGCAGAACGTGTGTTTCCTTTAACGCCGACCGTTCGAACGTCCGGATGGTCGCAGGCGTTGTTGATGTCGTTTGCGTAAGGGGTCAGGTCCGGATCGTAAGGGAATGGGTCACCGCCCGGGTTGACCATCAGCCGCTCATTGGCGGCGAATTCGTTAATCGTTATCGCCTGCTGTGGAAGTAGGGAATCAAGTCTTCCGCTTGCTATTTGTCTTGCGTCGGCGAGGTGCCTTCCGCTTGCTAGATCCTCTAGCTGCCTTTCCAGTTGGTTTGTCGACAGCATCGCTCGTTAGGAACCTTTTCAGCCTGCGGTGTGTCGAAAGTAGCTGATCGCTACCGTTTTTGTCGACCATCTTGCGCAATTCTGGCGGCAAGCGCCCGTGCGGATCGATGAAGTTCGACAAGTTCGACATGAATTCTGACAGTTCAGAGAACACAGCGCCTAAGACAAATGACACGTCTTCAGCAAGTACAAGCTTGCCTTGCTCGATTGCCTCTTGCTCAAACTGGGCGCGCATCTGGTTGGCCTTCGCCAATTCCGCGATCGACAAATCACCGCGGATGTTGGACGCCATCTGATCTGGCGCACCGGTCAGCTTTGATAGTCGCTCGGCTTTCGATTCGGCCGCCTTTTCGTGGCGCTCGAGAAACGCCTTCATCGTTTTCAGAACCTCGCGACGATCAAAGACATGCGCGTTGTTTTTGACCGAGACGTGTTCGGGGAAATCCATTTCTTTGCGCTTGTTCACAAAGCGCGGCTTGGTCACTCCCCAAATATCCGCACACTCTTGCAGCGAGAGAACCTGCCCTTTGCGGGTTTTCTTCAGCAGCGCATTGACGTCAATGAGGCGCTTTTCGTCAGTCTTGTCGGCCATCAGCGATCCGCGTGAGTTCTTTCAAAACGCGACCTTCTTCGGCGAGTTTGGCCTGTCGCTTTTCAATGATTTCGATGACAAACGGCACAAGCTTCTCCGGAAACGAGATAGACTGGCGAGCGGTCGCCACGGCATCTGTTAGCAGAGAAAATGGCAGATTGGCGAATTCCAAGACAACCTGGTCGGAATACTCTTTGCGAGCCTCTGGCGACATACGGCAACATGCCAACGCCATAAAGCCCGCCAAGTCCTGCATTACGAACGACTCGATGTGCGCTGTGGGCTGTTGAGCAAGCGGCGAGGCTTCCTGCGCCCAGCCGTCCAAGGCTTGCTGAAGGACCGCTCGTTCCGGCAAAGATGATCGAATGGCGTCTTCGTCAGCTTCGTTGACCAGCCTGTCGAATGCGATCGACTGTCGAACTTGCTGCCGTTGCGGCTGGCCCCACGACTTCTCCTGTGTCTGGATCAAAGCGGTCTGTTGCGCTGGCGAGGTATTCCCCATTGATAGTCCTTTCGAAGATGTGTGGCTTCAGGATCTTGCTCATCGCGAGCTTGAAGCGATTCGTTCTGCCTTGGCCCGGTGCAATTTTGCCGAGCAAAAACGGAGAGTTTCGGATGTTGTCGAAGACGGCTGCCCAAACATCGATAGCGTCCTCTCCTTCATTCATGTGCTGCTTTGCTCGAGTGCGAGCGTTATCCAACATCGTGTCGGTAAGCTTTCGGATGCCTGCAATGTGCGGGTGTTCCTGTTTAAGCTGCTGCCAGTTGACTTCAATGAAACGACCTAGCCCCCAGCCGTTGGCGCGCGCCGTTTCGGCGCTGACCGGTTCACTCACTGGTTCAATGACTGGTTCACTAATAGGTTTGGGTGCCACTGTGGCGGGGGGTGGATGACTCCCTGACACCGGGGTGGTGCCAGTCTGGCATGGGTCAGGCGCCACCGTGACACCGGTGCCAGCCACGTCTTCATCGACATCAGTGACATCGATTGGTGGGATGTCGAACATGTCGACGTCCTCAAAGAATTGTTGGTGGGGGCCGGGCTGCTTTGGGTTTCTCTTGGTCGAGATGAAGGGCAGCCGTTCCAGATCAATCAGGTATTCACTGCTCGAATCCATGCGCCGACGGATCCTGATGAGGCCAATCCTGTCCGCCTGCTTCAATGCACGCTGGACAGACCGCGTTGACAATCCCGTGAACTGCTCAATGGACCGAACAGATGGGTAGCAATACCCTTCCTTGTTGGAATAATCAGCCAGCGCCATCATAACCCACTTGAGGTTGCGGCCCGAACCTTCATGTTCCTTTTGAATTGGCTTCACCATCTCGTTCCAGACCTTAACCTGGCGGCATGAGATGAGAGCCATGACTTCAAACGCCATCTTACCCTCCTACACTAGCAACGGCTCTTCTTGGCCGATGTCATATTTGTTGAATTCACCCGATCGTACCGAAGAGATCTCCGGATAGAATTTAGCCGTCTGTGTCGACGTGCGGTTGTGTCGGCATTTGGCAAAGATCAGGTCGAGTTTGTTGCGCGATGCGTGCATCTCGTTCTCCCATTCTTCATACAAATTGGTGCCGTCTTTGCCCTTCTCGCCCTGCTTGGGCTTCTCTTGCTCGAGATAGTATTCCTCGCGGTAGAGCATGCAGACCGAATCGGCGTCTTGCTCGAGATCGCCACTTTCCTTCAGGTCGGACAGAATTGGTCGCTTGTTAGGGCGCTGCTCGACGGCGCGGGAAAGCTGCGCCAGAGCAATGAGGGCGACGTTGTAATCAGCAGCGATGTCTTTCACTGCCTGACTGACGTGCTGCATCCGCTCATATCCACGAACAATCTCACGCCCATCAGGGTAGCTCGCTTTGAGCAAGCCGAGATAGTCAACGACGACAACCTGCAATTCAGAGCCTCTGGCCTTCCACATAGCGCATTGCTGCGCGATGAGGGATCGAACGCGCTTCACATCACACCTGCCCGGGTTGATGAAGCGAATAGGTAGCAGCCCAGCGCGGGCTTCAACCTTGGCGAAGTTTTCTAAGTCTTCACGCGACAACTGGCCTTTGCGCATTGCTGTCGTGGTCATCTCGTAACCCATGGCAGACGCGGTGTCGGCCATGCTCCGAATTGCGCATTGTTCTGCGCTCATCTCGTGGTTCAGGAAAAGCGTGGGATGCCCATTGATGGCGTACCCCAGCGCGATCGATGATGCTGCCGATGATTTTCCCATGCCGGGCCGCCCTGCGAGAATGTTGTAAGTCCCGCGTTCGAACAAGCCCATGCCTATGTCGAATTCTTCGACGAGCGCGTTCTTTAAGCCAGCCGCGTTAGGGTCATCATTGATGCGCTTATAGCGCTCAAGCACCATGCCGGCGTAATCACCAGCGTCATAGGCGATGTCGACTCGAGTCCTACTCGCGGCGGCGTGACCGACACTTTCAACCGAGCCGCAGATGTCATCTACCGCTCGATCTTGCTCTTCCTCGAGAGAGACAACGCCTTCCCGCATCGCCTCGCGGGCTTTTCTTCGCGCACTAAGGTCGGCGATTTGGTCTGCAAGAGACGGCGCTGCGAGTGCAGCAGCGGGTGCCTCAACGAGCGTGTCGAGATATTCACCATATTGAGCCTCACTGTCCTGTTTGAACACCGACCGGATTGTCAGCGCGGTGGCGGGTTTACCAGCACCAGCGAAGCGCAACAACACGTTCATAATTCGACCATGAAGCGGATCGGCAAAGTCTTCGGTAGAAACCCTGTCGGCAAGCTCTTGGACCAGATCGTTCTTCAGCAGCATGGCGCCAAGCAGGGCGCCTTCCGCTGTTATGTTTATGAGGCGATCACCATCCGTCATGCGTCATTCTTCCAGCATGTGCAGTGGTCACATTTGATTGCGGGATCCCTTGACGTTTCGGGGCAACCAATAGGGCCACAAGCCTCGCAGGCACCTTGCTTGTTGATCGGACCAGTGGCCTCGCAGCGCAGGCATTTTCCATGCACGCCCTTGCGGACGGGGTGCGCGACTTCGGTGCGCTCTTCTTCGCGATGGGACCAACCCCACGACGTCCAGCCTTCGCGCTCGCGTCCTGCGAACATGTCGATGCGTTCACCGCGGGCAAAATGCTCCACACGGCGGTAATACTCATCAGGCTTGCGGCTGTGTTCCGAGACTGGCGCCAAGATCATCTGGCGGATGTCCTTACGGATGCCCGATGGCGAACCGATGCGCCCCAACATCACGAACTCGGCATTCTGGCGCGTGGTGTAACCCATGCCGAAATGCAGGTCTTCCGCAAACAGCGGGGTGTCCCCCAGCGTTGTCATGTCGAACGTCTTCTTGGTCTTCACCCAAACGAAGGCTGTCGACACAGGGCGAACGCCCCACCGCTTGAATAGCGACTTGTGGACGCCCTCGACCATCAGCGGCCCGGTGATCCAAAGAAACACATAGGCGTCCTTTGACGCGATGTCTTTGATCGGGAGCTTCGCGATATGCTCGAGATCCATTGTCGGATAGTGCTTTTGCGGCGAACGCTCACTTTCCGGGTTCTGGACAGGCGCACGGCTACGAAAGTGCCACGGCGGGTCCAGAGAGATGATGTCGAATTTTTTGTCTGGCAGTGGGGGGAGGGGGAGATTGTCAGCCTTGGGTGATTTGCTCATGCGCGTTCACGCTCCTTCATCAAAAGATCATCTCGCCATGGGCGAGGGTGGTTCTCATCTCCGATGAGCGACAGTCCGTAATCAAGGATGCCGCACGCCTCTGCTTCATCGGGAATTTCCGTGTGCCAGCCGAACGACTCGCACTTCTCAACGGCCAGTTGCTTTGGGTCTTCCCCGGGCAAATAGCTCTTTTTGTCCTCGGTTTTCTTGAAGCCAGCGCCGCGACCTATGAAGTGCTTGCGCCAGGTTTGGATCGGGACAGACCAGCACCATGGGTTTTGTTGCCAGTTCAAGCGCCGCTCTACAAATTTCTGGTATGCAATCTTCTCAACGGTCCCGCCAAGCGTGATGAGGCGGTAGACAGTTTCGATGTTTATCTTTTTGGCAATGTGTTGTTGCTCAAAGAACCAATGCGTCACAGGGACGCCTGCTTTCATGGATTGCTCATAAAAGTCTTCAAGCCAACGCTCGAGCGCGTCGACAGGCTGCCCCACCTCACCGGGCTTCCCCGGCAAGGTGAAGTGGCCAAAGAATGGGCGGTCCATGCCTTGCGCATGCCACGCCCACCCCGTTGTGGTAGCCAGATCAAGGGCTAGAGCGGAAAACCTCACTCGTCGCCCATCAGGTCAGAGTTGTCAGCCGCAGCCTGATCGGTCGCAGCTTTCATTCGCTCGTGGAGCGGCCGGTCATCGCCTGCATCAGCATCGTTTCCTGCCGACGCTTCAGATCCCGAACCATCTTCACCTGAAGAGCTTTCGCCACCTTCGGGTCCATCGGCGGAACGGTCAGCTTCGGACGCGGCGGCCTCGTTAGCGTGATCGTTTCCACCTTCATCTCGCGACGCCTGAATATCTTGACGAGTCGCTTGAGCAGCAAGCTCATCTTCGTCCGCTTCTTCAAAGGTATCCGCACCGTCATCAGGCCCGGGCGATTGCCCATCGGTGGAGTTATCATCACCATCGACTTCATCAGCGTCGGATGCGGCTTCTCGATGATCGCCTTCATCATCTCGGGCGTCACCTTCAAGTGCATCTGCCTCGTCGCCAACATCGCTTTCCTCCATGCCTTCGGGTTTGTCTGCGTCGTGCGCGAGCCGCAGATTGACTTCCTTGCCCTGCGCCATGTCGACCATGTCAGCGCCAGATGTCGGTGTGCCGTCAGCTTCAAGCAGACCATTGATGTCGCGGAAGATACGAAGCTTCTCTGCGTCATCGCTTCCTTGGATCTTCAGGAAGAACTGCGACGCCGCCTTGTGAACACCGTTCACAGTCTCGGCGGCATTGTAGATGTCGTCGATCTTTTTGGCGCCCTGCGATTGCTTCTTCTTGAGCGGGCCGATTGAAGCTAGGCGCTTCAGTGCCGAGCGGTACTCGGGCGGTTTCATCGCCGCTTGGACGGCGTCTTTCGAGGCAGACTGTGCCATATCAGTGTTCTCCGTTCTCTTGCTTTGCTCGAACGCGCTTGATTAGCTCGTCCGCGCTATTGTGGGCATGTTCGTCTACGCTTTCAGGGGTTTCCCACTTTCCGGCGCGGGCTTCATTTTCCCACTCTTTGAACACAGCGAATAGCTCGCTGCGCGTTACTGTGATTTGCTCATCCATGAGCGCTCCTTTCGCCGTTACTCGGCTGGTTCTGGCGCAACATGCGCCAAAAGCTGATCCACCAAATGCGCATAGAAGTCGGCAGGGTGGATTTCCTTGCTGGCTGATCGCGCTTTGATGATTATTGAGAGATGGTGTTTGTGCGGGATGCTCCCTGCACGCTTCCAATTATACCAAGTTTGCTCCGGAAACCCGGTCGACTGGGCAGCGTCTTCGATCGACTCGAAGCGCGACAGCACATGTTCGGTCTGTGTTTTCATGTCCACTTTCTACTTTTGAGGCGCGGACGCCGGTGGTCTTGCTGGACACTTAGGCGTAGTTTTAGGGCACGGTCAATAATTATATCCACTTTTTACAGAAATAGGTTGCGCACCAGCTTTAAGCTTGTCATATCGGACTGGCGATGAGGATTCGTCGCATACGACCACCGGTTGAAGCGGGCACCTTTCAAAGCTCGTCTGTGCTACCCCCGCCCCGTGCGATGGGGGTGTCCGCTTCTTTAGTTTTTGAGAGACGGCATTGATACCTGATCCCTATAACCATGATCGCGAAGGCACCGACGCTTTGGTCGAGGGCTATTACGAGATCGATCTATCGCGTTCCGGCCGCGTCAACATTCCTGTCCGGATTTGGTACGGTCGCCCGCGCGATCCAGAGACATTCGAACCGATGGATCGTTCGCCGCGCTGGCAGGTCCAGGTCGGCTTCACCAACCTAGATTATGAGCCTCTTGAGTTCGCCGGCATTCGGATCGAGCAATTGTCCGACGTCTGGCCGACGGTTCAGAAAAACCCAATCAGCCGCCAGAAGTGGAGCTACATGCTTGAGCGCTCCGAATGGGCGGCGGATTACGACGATAACGACCCCTTTGGTGAGTTTGGATCAAAGATCGATCCAATGACTGCACTGCTACCCTAGGAGAACATGATGCCACTTTTCATTGGTGGGCCAGCCGATGGCCAGCGCCGGGCAATTCAAACAGATAGCAACGATGTTCCGCTGCCAAGCGTTGAATTCGTTCAAGGGCACATCCCCGGTGAAAGGACAGATGAGCCAGATAATCCAAGATCGCTTGGCAGGAAGGTGACGCTCTACCTCCGTAGAGACTTGTTTTTTTCAGAGGGCGCCCGTGAGGAACGGCTCTATGTCTACCAAACTCAAGATGACGACCGAAACGTCTTGCAGGCATTGGTCGAGGGCTATCGCAATGGATGACATTACACTCATTTGCGACGCTGCCGCTCACTTACGTGAGGCCATGCGTGAAATCGGGCTAGATGGCACCATTAGCGTCAACGTGCATGTTGATCGAGATGCACAAGCCATCAATGCAATGCTCGAGCGCGCCAATCCAAACATAGACCGCACGAAACGTGACCCAAACTGGATTTGCGACATCAATGGCATTCCATTCTACGCCAAGGCAGAATTCAAGCCAGCACGAGCGTACCGACGAGGTATTCCAGCGCTTGAGCGCGAGAAGCGCGATGACTGATCTGTTTGCTCACACTGGCGTCACCGCACGCGAAGGCGAACACGCCCATGACCCCGGCGAGTCGTCGACAGACATGCAATTGGCGCGTGCCGACTGGCGCAAAACGATCCAAGGTGGTGGTGGCGTGTGTCCGTGCTGTGATCGTTGGGGCAAGGTCTATGCCCGGTCCATCAACAAGACCATGGCGCGATCGCTAATCTGGCTCGCTCATCACTCTGCTGACGGCACTTGGATGGATGTGCCGAAGACGGCTCCCAAATGGCTTTTGCGATCCAATCAGCTTGCGACGCTTCGCTGGTGGGGGCTTGTCCAGCGCAAGCCGTCTGCCGACGACGAAGACAAGCATTCGGGCATGTGGCGCGCGACCAAGGCAGGCAAGGCATTCGCCAACAATGAGATTGCGGTGCCGAAGAAGGCGTTCACCTACAACGGCGAGGTCGAAGGCTTCTCCGAAGAAACCATCACCGTCGACAAGTGCGTCGAGCGGTTCAACTATCACGAAGTCATGGAGGAAACATCCGAATGAAAGCCATATCCCTTTGGCAGCCATGGGCGTCAGCTATCGCACTTGGCCACAAGAGCATTGAAACGCGCGGCTGGTCGACAAAATACCGCGGGCCACTGGCAATCCATGCCGCTAAACGCTGGACGCGGGCAGAGCGTGAGTTCGCCGCTGAAGAGCGCGCACTTGGGCGTATGCCAGAGCGTCTACCGCTTGGCGCCGTTGTCGCCACCTGCGATCTTGTTGACGTTGAGCGAGCGGAAGACATCGTTTCTACGATTAGCGGGCTTGAGCGACACTATGGGGATTATTACCCAGGCCGCTTTGGCTGGATATTACAGGACGTTCGCGCTCTACCAGAGCCTATCCCAGCCACAGGGAAACAGGGCTTTTGGGAGTGGATGCCACCCGAGGGCTTTGCATTGTGATCGAACCTGAAGTCCCTGAAGCTGGCGGCGGCATGGGTCACAACCAGCCGCCATCACCCATCGAAATGCTGGTCAACGAACAGCGAGACGGACAGACGCCCTACGAAGACAGGCGGGACGAAATCATCGGCGCATTGGGCGCCAAAGATGTTGTCGACCGTATATCGGCTGGCGAAGCTGGCGACCTTCTCGCAATCGTGAAGGCGTTCCGCGACAAAATGTCGGGCGAACGTGTCGAGCGAACAAAGCCATACCGCGAAGCTGCTGACAAGGCGAAGGCAGTTCACGATGAATTCGTCGAACCACTCATCGAAGCTGCGGATGACTTGCTCGCGCGCCTAAATAGGTGGAACCGAGAAGAGAAGCGCCGCCGCGATGAGCAGCAGGCAGAGCAAGCCGCCATCCTTGGCGATGTAGCCAAAGGCCCAGCCGTCACATCACCTGTGCCGCCGAAGCCAAGAGCCAAAGCTAAGACGGTCGTGGCCCGCGGTGATTACGGCACCAAGGTCGTCGACACCACCACCACCGCTTACAAAGTCACCGACGTCAGGGCGATCCCTGACCACATCCTCAACACCACCGCTGTCCATGACGCGATCATCCAGGTCGTGAAGTCGATGGCCAAACACTTTCCTGACGTTCCCGGCGTCGAGAAGACAACCGTAGAAGGAACTGGCATCCGATGAGTAGAGAGAACACCCTGTCGACGGTTCTGAAGAACCTGTCCAACAGCGAGAACGAGATCCGGCACGTCCTGCCTGACGACCTGCCTTATGAGCGCTTCATTGCCACGACGCAGCAAGCGCTTTTGCAATTCCCTCAAATTCTTGACTGCACACCCGGGTCAATCACGCAGGCGTGCATGAAGGCCGCCTACGACGGGCTGCGCATTGACGGCAGGGAAGCCGCACTTGTCGAGCGTAAGATGAGCCAGAAGGGCCGCAATCAGGGTGCCAAGAAGAAGATGGCCCAATACATGCCAATGGCATTCGGGTTGGTGCAGCAGATCTATCGCGGCAAAGAGGTTGTCGCGATGGAGGTCGACGTTGTCTACGAGGGCGACGAATATCACGTCCAGAAGGGCACGAACCCGGGCATCCATCACGCTCCTAACCTCGAGCGCAAGAAAGACGCCAAAATCATCGCCGCCTATTCTGTCGCCACGTTGAAAAGCGGCCACAAAACCTTCGAAGTGATGGGCATGGCCGATCTCGCTCAAGTGCGCGCCGCTGCAAGCTACGATGTGGTGTGGAAGGCTTGGCCCGGCGAGATGTCGAAGAAATCAGTTGTTCGCCGTCACCGCAAGATGCTTCCGTTGGGCGATCGCGACATTGTCGACACAGAACAAGGTGACATGTACGAAATGGAAAGTCCGGGCATCGGCCACAACAGCAGCCCGATGAAAATCCCGCAGCGTCCGCGACAGGCGGCCGCCATCGAAAATCAGGCGGGGACCGGCGCGGGCGTGCAGATCCTATCAGACGACGAACCGGAAGGCGAAGTCGTTGAGGCTGGGCAGCGTTTAAGAAACGACACCGCGAATGAGGGTGCAAATCTTAAACGCGAAGAAGCCATGTCCAATTCTTCCGCCTCAAATGAGGAAGAAAAAATTAACATGCCCGAGGATGATGACGGCTGGCGCAAGTGGTGCGGCTGGTTCTCCGATCAGGTGAAAGGCTGCAAGACCGAGAAGGATCTCGATGACCTAATGGCCGAACACAACTCGTTCGTTGCGCACTGTCCCGATCAAATCTACGTCGGCGCCGGCGAAACCGTCGACAACAAGCGAACCGACTTTGCTATGGAGGCGGCAGATGGCTCGTAGAGGAACCAAAGGCGACGTGATCGCCGAGGTGATGGCGAAGCACAGCCTGTCCGAAGCATCCGGTAGAGCCGTTGTCGACACTGTGCTGAAATCGGTCATGTCCGTCACGCAAGAGCATGGGATGCTGATCTTGCCGCACGTCGGTACGTTCCGCATCCAAAAGCGGCGCGCACATGAAACCCGCAATCCACGTACCGGCGACCCAATGTTCGTCGCTGCAAGGGAAACAATCGTCTTCAAACAATCAAGGGAAGCAAAGTAATGGGACAGTTTGCAAGAGACACGAAGGTGTCAGTCGCCAATAGCAAGGCAGAGTTGGAGCGCACTATCGAGCGGTATGGGGCCAGCAGCTTCTTCACCGGATGGGATGAAGGCAAGGCGATGATTGCCTTTACCATGGAAAACCGTCAGGTGCGCTTCATTCTCGCAATGCCTGACAAAACTGACCGTGAGTTCACTCACCACAGCCGCGGCGCGCGAACAACGGAAAGCGCGCTCAACGAATGGGAGAAAGCATGTCGTCAGCGGTGGCGGGCGCTCAACCTGGTTGTAAAAGCCAAGCTCGAGGCGGTCGAGAGCGCCATAAGCGAGTTTGATGACGAATTCATGGCCAACATCGTTATGCCTGATGGGAAGACGGTCGCAGAACACACCAGACCGATCATTACCCACGCCTACGATACCGGTGACATGCAGCCTCTTCTACCAAATTATTCGGGTGACGAGTGAGCTACATCTCGCCGTTCCCGACGAAGACGGGACCATGTTATCGCATCCGTGTTGAGGGCAATCCAACCCAGCAACGGATGCACCAATTCCGCCAGAACGACGGTTCAACCCAACCGTGTGATCCGCGCGTATGTCGAGAGTGCTATCGCGAGGCCAATTGGGCAGAAGGACAGACCCACGGATGAAATGCAGAGAAACACCAGTCATGCCAGTGCGCGTGGACCTTCTTTGTGCCGTTTGCGGAGCAGCCCTGCACTTCACCGGAGAGCAACGGCCGACGAATCCTCCCATGTTCGTCCACACCTGTGGCGATAGATCACACGGGATGCCAGCCGTCGACCGTGTGTTCCCGTATATCGATTGGAAGGAAATTCAGTGACCATCCCCCGCCAGTTTATGGACGAGTTGCGCACCCGCGTCAGCATGTCGTCGCTCGTCCAGCGAACGCATAAGATCAAGCAGAGCGGGCGAGAGTGGAAGGGCTGCTGCCCGTTCCATGACGAGAAGACGCCGAGCTTCTACGTCAACGATGGCAAGCAGTTCTACCATTGCTTCGGATGCGGCGCGCATGGCGATGTCATCAGTTGGATGGTCGACCACGAGAACATGTCTTTCATGGACGCCATCAAGGCGCTGGCAGAGATCGCGGGATTGGAAGTACCCGCTCAAGATCCACAAGACATCAAACGCGCCCAGTTCCGCGATCGGCTGGCTGGCGTCAACGAAGCTGTCGCCGAACACTTCTACGAAAACCTGATGGGCAACGACGAAGCCAAGAACTATCTGGCCTCTCGCGGGATGACCGCCGACACTGTGACCAAATTCAGGATTGGATGGGCGCCGCCCGTTGCAAAGGGCCAAGGTTCAGTCCTTGAGCGCAAATGGAGCGCAGAGACGAAGCTTCTGTCGACACTTGGCTTGGTCAAAGAGGGCGACGACGGCAATTACGACTTCTTCCGGCGTCGCGTGATGATCCCGATCCATGACGCCCGTGGCCACGTCATAGGCTTCGGTGGACGCGTTCTTGGCAAGGGTGAGCCTAAATATCTCAACTCTGCCGACAGCCCAGCGTTCGACAAGGGCCGCACACTGTTCAACCATCACCGTGCAGCGCCGGAAGCGCGCAAAGCAGGGCGCCTGATCGTCGTTGAGGGCTATATGGATGTCATTGGCCTCGATATGGTTGGAATTCACGAGGTGGTGGCGCCAAACGGCACCGCAGTGACCGAATATCAACTTCGTGGCATGTGGCAGATAGCAGATAAGCCAATTTTCATGCTGGATGGTGACAACGCAGGCAAAAAGGCTGCCGTACGCGCTGCCGAGCGCGCTTTGCCGCTTTTGCAGCCGGGCAAGTCACTTTCGTTCGTTTTTCCCGCAAATGGGGCCGATCCAGACGATATTGCGCGCGAAAGCGGTGCAGACGGTATCAATGCGGCCATTGACGGCGCTGTTTCGCTCCTGAAGGTCTTGTGGGACGACCTGGTGGAAAAGAACGACCCGAGAAACCCCGATTCCCGTGCCAAATTGCGCTCTGAAGCGAGGGAATTGGTCAAATCGATCAAAAATGGCGACGTAAAGGCCGCTTACGGTCAAGAAATCGCCACTCTCCTTGGCAGAACCGACGATTTTCGCGGCAATTACAACAGCCAACCATCCGCACCGCGCCAATCACCAGCCGATGCCATGCGTGTGGCGTTCTTGGTTGCAATGATTGACCGTCCTGCCGTCCTCTTTCGACATTTCGATTCGGTCGTGCGCCTTTTCCCTCAAGGCGGCCAGTTCGGCACCGAGCTTTTCGAAGGCGTGATCGACATTGTATGCGATGGCGCTGAAGAACCGTCCGGTTTGGTCCCGGCTTTGGAGCGTCAAGGCTTCGAAGGCCAACTCATGGCGCTTCGGCAAAGCGTCACCCTCAAACTCAACATCAACAGCGACCAGCAATTGGAAGATATGCTGCGAGCCTTTCTAATGGAGAAACCACGCAAATGAGCTACATCGTATTCCGCGTCGACCCAATCCGCCGCACGGTCCTTCAGCGCAAGTGGCCTGACCAAAAGCGCCATTACCAGCAACGGATCGCGAAGGAAGTCGCTTCAGAGCAGATTGCTCATGCGCACCTTCTCGATATTGACGGCAAGCCGCTGATGGTCGCCGCCGCCCAGTACCTTGCCGACGACGTGCCAGGATTTAAGATCCGGGGACTGGACAAGAGCAAGATCACCGTTGGCTATGGCCTTCTGTTTGGCTTGGGTCCGAACAGCGGCTTCGTCGGTGCCCCTGTCGACATGGCTTGGTGCAAGGATATGATCTTGTGGCTCGACCCTGAAGAATGCGTCGAAGAGCCAGACCCCGATGGCGACCTACCCGACGTCTCGGCGTTGGTCGACGCGGGGGCGGATGATGGGAGCGCATAAGCGCCGACCAGTCGTTAGATACCACGGCGGGAAGTGGCGCATTGCGAAATGGATAACTAGCCACTTCCCAGTGCATCGCGCCTACGTCGAACCATTCGGTGGCGCCGCGTCAGTTTTGCTCCAAAAGGAGCCGGCGACAGCGGAATGCTACAACGATCTGGACAGCACCATCTATGACCTGTTTCGGGTCTTGCGGGATCCCATCATGTCGAACGAGCTACAACAGTTGTTGGTTCGCACGCCATTTGCTCGAGAAGAGTTCGACGCAGCGTATGAGCCTACAGACGATATAGTCGAGGCTGCCCGGCGCACGATTGTCCGCAGCTTCATGGGCTACGGCAGCGATGGAACGGCTGGTGAATACAAAACCGGCTTCCGAAGGACAGTGACGGCAGCATCTAAGTTTCCATCACGCGAGTGGGAAAACTACCCAACCGCGCTGTCGACCACAATCGCGCGCCTACGCTCCGTGGTGATCGAAAACATAGACGCGATCGAACTGATGCGTGGACTCGATTCCCCTGAAACGCTGTTCTACGTGGACCCTCCCTACCATCCGGAAACACGATCAAAGGGCAATCGGCGGCGCGGCGCTGGCTTTCACGTCTACAAGCACGAGATGACCATAGAGGACCATGCGTCTCTCCTTGAATTTCTCACCGGCGTTGACGGGATGGTGGTGCTTTCCGGGTATCCGCACGAGACTTACGACGCCGCCCTGACCGGGTGGACCAGAGTGACAAAAGACGCATGGGCCGATGGCGGCCGACCACGGGTAGAGTGCCTATGGCTCAACCCAGCCGCAGCAGCCAATCAACCAGAACGACCACAATTCTTCGGAGATGACAATTGACCACCGCAGACCGCATAGACAGCCTATTCAGAGAATACTTCGGCGACGACGCGCTGACGCTGTTTTCCAGTGATGAGATATTCGTCGACATTGGCGAACAGGGCAAGCCGCCGCGACTGCGACTGCCCGGTGACCCCACCCCTCTCGACAGTCTCGACAGGGTGGAGTTCATCATGGCCGTCGAGGAAGAGTTCGACGTCGAAATCCCTGAAGGCGAAGTACCAACACTTCAGAGACGCAGCGAGGTCGTCAATTATGTCGACCGGATGATCGGAGAGCAGAAGTGAATGCACAGCAAGTTGGAAACTTGATCGCCCGCAGCGGTCCATACCGTGTTTCAAACGAAGCTGCGCTCCATGCAGACATCAGCGACGTCATTGCGAGGTCCAACCTGGTTGCTTGGTCAGAATACCGCGCCAGCGACCGCGATCGCTTCGATTTCTTCATTGACGGCGGCATCTGCGTCGAGTTGAAAGTCAAAGGACAGGGGCGGGCGATTCTCAAGCAGCTTGAGCGCTACGCCGCGCTTGATTGCGTGTCGGCAATTCTGCTGGTCACGCTCAAAGCTCTCGAGGTGCCCGCCGATATTGGCGGGAAACCTGTGTATGTCGTCAATTTGGGTAGACAATGGCTATAAATGGCAAGCTGACCTTCGCTACGGATTCGAAGGGAAACTATTACTGGCGAGTGAAGCAATTGCGGCCCGACGTCGCGATTGTCTTCAAGCGCTTGTTCACACAAATCCGGAAGGGTGAGGACGAACATATTCTGTCCGACAGCGACGAGGTTCGCGCGGATCTCGAGTGGTTCTGTCAACGCTATCCTCTGGAAACGAAGCAGAAGCCGCGTCTGGCCCGGGGCGCACAAAGGATAGCAAAGCGAGAGAAGGCAAGGGCAGTGATGCTCTCCGAAAAGTGGACACCGCCACCGCTTGCTGGCTTCAAAGAGCCTTACGCACCATATCTCTATCAGGCGCAAGCCGCTGCCCTATGCCTCGACAATGGCGCTCTGTTGCTTGGCGATGATGTCGGGCTGGGCAAGACAATATCGACTTTTGCCCTCGCTGTTGGCGGCGCTCCATTGCCAATGGCCATCGTGGTCGAGCCGCACCTTGTCCGTCAGTGGACACGCCAGATCACGAAGTTCACGCACCTGCGCGCCCATGCCGTCAAGCAAAGTACGCCGTACCGCCTGCCCGTCTCCGATGTCGTGGTCTTCAGTTACAACATGCTCGCTGGTTGGGTCGACGTGTTCTCCCGCGGTCTTTTCAAATCCGTCGCCTATGACGAGATCCAGCAACTTCGGAAGGGCACCGAGGCGGCGAAAGGCAGGGCAGCCGCAGTGCTTTCCGGCCGCGCTGAAGTGAAGCTTGGCCTGTCGGCAACGCCGATCTTCAACTATGGCGACGAGATCTTCACCGTGATGAGCTACCTGCACGATGGGCTTCTCGGATCGCGTGAGGAATTCATGCGTGAATGGTGCGGATGGAAAGGCGCTGTCCAAGACCCTGATGCGCTTGGCTCCTATCTCGAGCGGTCTGGCTATATGCTTCGCAGGCGCGAGGATGACGCCATTGTCGACCAATCTCTCCCACCTGCACACACTCTCGAGTACCTGATTGACGCCGACGACACCGCAATCAAGGACGAAGAAGAGCTTCTGAAGCGCATCGCCGACACGGTGCTGACCGGTTCGTTCACAGAGCGCGGGCAAGCGGCACGGCAACTCGATGTCCGCATGCGCCACCTGACTGGGGTCAGCAAGGCCAAGAGCGTCGCGCTCTATGTGAAAATGCTGCTGCGCGAGAAGCAGAAGGTTCTGTTGGCAGGCTGGCACCGCGATGTTTACGAGATTTGGGGAAAGTCTCTCTCCGATTACAATCCTGTCATGTACACCGGAAGCGAAAGCAAGGCCGGCAAGGACCGTTCGGTTCAGAGCTTCGTCAACAGCGACTCGCGTGTGATGATGATCTCTCTGCGATCGGGGTCAGGGCTGGACGGCCTACAACAAGCATGCAGCGATGTCGTGTTTGGCGAACTGGACTGGTCGCCACAAGTTCACTATCAGATGCGCGGGCGGCTTCGGCGGCCCGGTCAGTTGCTACCGGTAACCGGCCATTATCTGCACACCAATATGGGGAGCGATCCGCTGGTAATGCAAACGCTGGGCGTCAAATCGGACCAAGCTCGAGGGATCATGGACCC